GTTATCGAGAAAGACGTCAGAAGAATTGCGAATCCCACAATGAGTGTCATTTATTATTGCTACCTTCATTTAAAAAAGCCTGTTAAATCTGAATCTACTTTTTGTACAGGTCTTTTACGTTTCTTTTCTTTCTTAGCAAACTCTTTTACTTCAGTGTCATAACCTTTTACTTTTTCAATTCTGTCTTTCAACATATCAACAAAGTTAGCTGCTACATTATTATCTGTTTCATCTAGTAAGAAGGCTTCTACTCCTGACTGAGACATATATTTAAATTTAATATCTTGTTGCTTTTTCTCTTTGGCAATACGACGTAAGAACGCATACCATGAGATCTGTGTAAAGTATGCAAATGCATTAGGTTTACCGGATCTTGTGGCTGCTTCTAAGTTATAATTTTCGATTGCTTTTAAACAATTTTCTACTGCGTCCATAACCATTTCTTCCCGATACGTATATCGAATGAAATTAGATTTATGGGAAAGTCCTTCTGCTATTTTAAGAAAGCACGTAGCAATGTAATCAGGCACAATAGGAAGAGATTCTTCTTTAGATTTAGCTTCTCTTACTTCTGTAACATAGTCTACTACTGATGTTGAGAATTGTGCATTATTTACATAATGTGGTCTATCTTTAGGTTTCATAATATATCCTTAATATAATATAATTCTATCACGTTTTCACACGGATGTACACTAAAAAAATATTTAATTTTACTAAATTAACTGTGTACAATACCAGAAAACTGGTGTATAATAAAAGAGTAAGCTTGAGGGTGGACAGTATACCTAATGAAGTTTATTTTTATCTACTGAAAATTTAATAATATTACTTCCGGCTCCAGAATCTAAATCGATCTCGGACATTAACATTTCATGTTGTTTTTTCACGAAAGCATTATACTTATTTCTCATATCATCCATATTTTCTTTGGCGCCGCCTTCATCTTCCATCGCGGTTTCAATTGCTTTAAAATACTCTAAAATAAGATCTTGATTAGGATTTGCTTCTGAAATAATATGCTGACAGTTTATAATTTGAAAAGCTTCTTTTGTCATTTGATACATCATAAATGGGCGAAATGCATAGTATCTGGTACCATTTGCCATATTGTCCATCTGTACCATTTTCATGGTTTTGCGTATAACAATAGCATCATCTTCTTCGTGGTACTCGACCACTTCGCACATAATTTCATCATCATTAGCTAATTTAAATTGTCTAATTTCCAATTGGCACCTCTATGATTTTATAATCAAATTTTTCTTTATTATATATTTTTATTCTTTCCTCGCTGTGGAGGATCGCGTAGTTCTTCCTGCTTTTCGTCTGTAAGTCGTCGGCGATATCATATAGTCTTGTGATGCGGCCATCATCCGCTTTTCTGAGTCCTCGACCGATTGACTGGAGGACTTTGATTTGTGACTTCGACGGAGAGGCGAAGATAATATTGTGAAGGTTCTTAATGTTGATTCCTGTACTAAATGTGCCCAAGCTTGCAACAATGATAGCATTTTTCTGTTTCTCCGTTATTTCTCTTATAGCTTCTCGATCTGAAGTTTCTACCTCACCTGATACGTAAAATATTTTTCTATCTTCTTCGGCTTTATCATTAATCATATCAAAGAGAGGCTTGCCGTGCTTTTCAACAAAGTTAAAAAGGACGAGAGTATTTCCACTAGCATCCAAAGCCAGATTGCGAATAAAAGTGTTCCGAGACTTATTTTTAACAATCCAATCGATCTCATCCTGATACGTCACCTTTCCGAGAGACTTACGTATCTCTTCATTATATTTTAATATAATTATATTTATATCGAGTTTTGCAAGTGTATTATTGTCTTGCAGAGCTTTGGTTGTTGTTACCCTATGTATTTTTCCAAATAGTCCCTGTAGGACGAGGTGATGGACTTGTGCATTGTCCAGGGTTCCAGTTGTGCCTATTCTATACTTTGCCTCAGTGCATTTGTTCATAATGTCAGTCAATGACTTTGATTTAAATCCATGACACTCATCACCAATTACCATACCAAATTGATTAAACCATTCTTGTGGTAACTTATATATTGATTGCCATGTTGATATGACAATAGAAGAATCTATATTATCTTTGTCTTTACCAGAATATATTTTATGTACAGCTTTCTCGCCTAAACCATAATCGACAAAGTCTTTTTGCATTTGTTCTACTAATGATGTTGTAGGTACAACTACTAATACTCTGCCAGATTTAGGATATCTGAATCCATCTGTTAAATACTTAAGCCAGATTTGAGATAAGCAATATATTATAAGTGATTTACCAGATCCGGTTGGAGACAGCAACACGCAGCGATTTAAGTTTAATGCTTTCATAACGGCATCAAACTGATAATCACGAATCTTGATATTCTGCCCGTGGCTAGTTAATTTTAAATCTTTTATATACTCATAAATTTGATTAGGATCTTGTTCGTCTTTATCTAATAAAGATCCATAATCAGAAGATTTAGTAAGTAAGCTATAATTATTTCTTTTACAAAACTCTTCTACAAAAGGATATAATCCAGCTGGCAACTCATGAGAGTTAACATTAAATAATCTAATTTTACCGTCCCATATTCTACGTTTGTACAACTTCATGTACTTGTAACCAGGAACAAAGAAAGAAAAATATTCACTTAATCCTTGAGCAATGCCAGGATCGCAATCAACTAAAGCTATACTTTCATTTTTCTTCCATATTTTTATATTAACCGCCACTCTCAAATATCCGCCACTTAATCATATTACTAATTGTTTGGTGTCGCCAATTTACGTTATTCATAATCTCATTTAAAGTATCTATTATAGTTTTTAGATACTCTATTTTCTCTACTGACTGCTGAATCTCTGGATCTGCATCATAATAATAATCCATTTCGCCTTTCAAGATCTTAAGTCCGTCAAAAGGATCTGGCTTCCATCCTTTATCTCCAATTTGTTCTTGATCCATCTTACCATTATAATAAAGCCATTTATCTTTAAGTAATACCTTTTGATCTTGCTCAGCCTTTTTCAATCTAAGCTTTGCAAGAGAAAGTAATTCTAAGTATTTTGCGTGAAGTATGGGGGTCTGACGAGATGACTCATCTAAACTTGATTGACCAATAACGCTGTCGCTCGACCACATGTCGAGAATCATTTTTAAATCCATAATAAATCCTAAATGTTATTCAATATCAAAATAAGAAAATCTAAACGATATAGGGAATGTCATATATTGTACATCACCAGTAGCTGCTTCAAATGCAATATCACCTAATAAAGTTGGTATCGCATCTCTATATATTAATTTCTTCGCAACGTTATTGTGACTAGTTAATATTGATACAGTTATATTTGCTGCAGACGGACCTTTAACTCCATTCTGAGCTTCCGAAGGTTTTACATCAGGTGCTTCAACAAAAGACTTTAACCAATTATACATTTCTGTATATGCTGATAAATTCTCATCCATAATAATCATTGCGGTCATTTCACCAAAAACCAATTTATCACCGGTTAATGGAATAGATCCTATTCTTTTGTAAGGAATTTCAACCGCTGATATTTGCATATCGGGATGTTGTATAGACTGAGCAAAGTATTCTATGTTTGGAAAATATTTACGATTGATACCTAACTTAAAACCTGTAGGCTGTAAGTAGTTTGTATTAGTCGTAATGGTAGATTCTAGAATACCAGCTGATGTTACTGTATTAGATATTGCCATGACATTTCCTGTTTAATAACTGTATTTATAATAAAAAAAGGGCCGCCGAAGCGACCCTGTGGAGGTATTATTTTCCGTAGGCTTATGACATGATATTGTCTACGCGGAAAATTCTGTAGTATTGGTTTGATTTTGCAGCTGCCAAACCGTTTGCAGGTGTTGCACCTACGAATGGGTTTGATGCCATGCCGTATCGAGTTTTGAAACCGATTTTTGGCTGGAAGTTTTCTTCCCCTACCGCACGAACCATAGTTAGTGGTACGTATGGACAATAGAAGATACCTGCGTCATATGGGTTTGTACCCTTATAACCAACAGTTACGTAATCTACAGTTGCATATGGGTCAATATAGACTCGTGTACGACCGTTAAGAACACCAGCAAATGTATTACCTGTGTCATCTACGCTCAAGTTAGTTGATAGTGCAGGAGAGTAATCCAACATGCCTGAAGCTGTAAGAGCTGAAGCAACGTCTGAAGAACAGATAATAAAGTTACCTTTACCTCTACGTGTTTCTTTTGCAATTACGTTGGCTTCACGTTCGATTTGAACGATTAGGCCTTTGAATTTTTCAACTGACCAACGACCATCAGCATCTGATGACATGTTAAACACACCATTGATTGCTGTTGATGCTTGTAGCGCACCAGTTTTCGCTTGTGAGTTGATTGTTCGGATAACTTCACGGTTGATCTCAGC